AACATTTTATAGAAAATTCTATAAATTTCAATAATTTAGAGTTATTCAAATTCATTTTAAATTATGATAAAAAAATCAATTTTAATAAGGTCATAAATACATTATTGAATCCTGATTTAGATCGTAAATTGTCTTTTACAAATGTTTTAATAGATGATTATTTAGATAGGATTAATACAAATACATTATTAATAAGAGTATGTTTAATAAATAACTTAAGTAATAACAATATAATAATAAATTTGATTGAAAAGAATTTTAAAGTAACTATAGAAGATATAAAGTTTGCATTGGATAATCAGAATATTATTTTAGTTCAACACTTATCGACAAAGTTCAACACTATTTAAAAAAATATTGATTATATATTATGTATAATAATATGCGAGTCCAAAAACGAAATGGTGAATGTGAAGAAGTCTCTTTTGATAAGATTCTTACCCGTATTAAACTATTATGTTTAGGGAAAGAATTTAATCCATTAAATATTGATCCTACTATTATTGCTCAAAAAGTTTGCTCCGAAATATATGATAATGTTAAGACATCGGATTTAGATAAATTATCATCTGAAATTGCTATTTCTCTTTACACTAAACACCCTGACTATGCTATTTTAGCTAGTAGAATTTGTGTTTCTAACCATACTAAAGGATGCTCTAATACATTTTCAGAATGTATTGAAACACTTTACGGTGATGGATTAAAACCTGTGATTAATAAATATCTTTATGATTTAGTTTTATCTAATAAAGATTTAATTGATTCAAAAATCAATCATAATAATGATTATTTGATTGATTTCTTTGGATTTAAAACATTAGAAAAAAGTTATCTTCTTAAAAAAGATAAAATTATCAGAGAAACTCCCCAGTATTTATTTATGAGAGTTGCTCTATGTATTCATAGAAATAATTTAGATAAGGCATTCGAAACATATGATATGATTTCTAACAAATATTTCATCCATGCAACCCCTACACTTTTTAATGCTGGGACTAATAATGAACAATTAGCATCATGTTTCTTAATTTCTATGAAAGATGATTCTATTGCTGGGATCTTTGATACCCTTAAGGATTGTGCTTTGATTTCTAAACATGCTGGTGGTATCGGTTTACATTGTCATAATGTGAGAGCTGCTGGATCTTCTATCAACGGAACTAATGGTATTTCTAATGGTGTTGTACCTATGCTCCGAGTATTCAATGATACAGCCCGCTATGTTGATCAGGGTGGCGGGAAGAGAAATGGTTCTATCGCTATCTATATGGAACCATGGCACGCTGATATTATGGAATTCCTTGAGCTTAAAAAGAATCATGGTAATGAATTAGAAAAAGCACGTGACCTATTCTATGGATTATGGATCCCTGATCTATTTATGAAAAGAGTACAAGAAAATGGTAAATGGACTTTGATGTGTCCGAATGAATGTCCTGGTTTAAGTGATTGCTACGGCGATGAATTCGAAGAATTATATACTAAATACGAAAACGATGGTCGAGGTAGAGTTATTGAAGCCCAGAAAGTTTGGTATTCTATCTATATCTCACAAATCGAAGTTGGTATGCCTTACATCCTATACAAAGATGCTTGTAATAAGAAATCTAATCAACAGAATTTAGGAACTATCAAATCATCTAATTTATGCACTGAAATTATTGAATATTCTGATAAAGACGAAACTGCTGTATGTAATTTAGCATCTGTTTCATTACCTAAGTTTGTTGAATATAATGATATTAATGATAAAATCACTATCTACTCTAAATCTAATTGTAAGCAATGTGATTATATTAAAAATATTCTTAAAAATAGAAGTATCCTATATAATGAAATCATATTAGATCAGAAAAAAGATAGAATTGAATTATATGAAAAAATTCATGAAGAAGAAGATAAATTAATTGATATTATGCCACAAATATATGTTAATGGGGAATATTTAGGAGGATTTTTAGATCTATATAATCATATTAAACCTACTTTTAATTATGATAAATTAGAAGAAATTTGTGCCATCCTTACACAAAACCTTAACAATATTATTGATAATAACTTCTACCCACTCGAAGAAACTAAACGATCTAATTTAAGACATAGACCTATCGGTATCGGTGTCCAGGGATTAGCTAACGTATTCTACCTTATGGGTCTATCATTTGATTCGCCTGAAGCTAAATTAATCAATGAGAAAATATTTGAACATATCTATTATGGATCTATGAAAAAATCTATGGAAATATCTAAAGAAAGAGAAGCACTATTCATAAAACTTAAATCATATATGGTAGAAACTGATGGATTACGATTCCCACAAGAATATTATTCTTTAAAAGACGAATTGAATTGTACAACCGAAGAATTAGATAAATTATTTAAGGGAGATAAATATTTTGGTTCATATCTAACATTCGAAGGATCTCCTGCTAGTAAAGGTGTCTTACAATTCGACCTTTGGAATGAAAAACCGTCTGACGAAATGTTAGATAAATGGAATATTCTTAAAGAAGATATTGTTAAGTATGGATTAAGAAATAGTCTTTGTGTAGCTCCAATGCCTACCGCGTCTACTTCACAAATCCTAGGTAATTATGAATGCTTTGAACCTATTATGTCTAATATTTATACTAGAAGAGTATTAGCAGGAGAATATGTTGTTATTAATAACTATCTTATACAAGACCTTATTGATTATGGTATTTGGAATGAAGATCTAAAAAATAAAATTATCATCAATGATGGTTCTGTTCAAAAAATCACTGAAATCCCTGAATTTATCCGAGATAAATATAAAACTGCTTGGGAAATAAAACAAAAAGTTATTATTGATATGTCTGTTGACCGAGGTAAATACATTTGTCAATCACAAAGTCTTAATCTGTTTATTGAAGCACCTAATTTTAAAACAATATCATCTATGCATTTCTATTCATGGAAAAAAGGATTAAAAACTGGTATGTATTATCTACGAAGCAGACCTAGTTCTAAAGCTATCCAATTCACAGTGGCACCTGAAGTATGTGAGTCTTGTTCTGGTTAATTAATCTATCTCGTTTAATCATATTATCTCTGTATTCAATCAAGGCCTTCATCACCACTAAATCATTTTTTTTATATGCTTTCATGATCATCTGAACATATGACCCAGTATAAGGACAATACTTGACTTCTTCTGGAATGATAACATCCATTGGCATAACAGATTCTGCTTGTGGTTCCATTTTATAAATTATTTATTTGATTATCAAATTTAAACTATGATCTATTTCCTTTCATAATCGAATTACTAATCCATGTAAATCCTGTACTAACAAATGATAGTCCTACTAGCTGGTAGATATTGGTTTGTGCATGATAAGATGTAGATAGTAACATATAACAGACTGGACCGTTCCCATCAATGATATTATTGAAATAACCAAACACACCTGTGTCTAAGCACCAAAACGAATAACTAACAGATGCTAAATAACTAAATGTATGGAGCATCATGAATGTAAGGATAAACCTTACAATACTGTAATTCATAGAATAAGCACATGTTTTCTTAATAGTTACTAACATTATATGGTTTATTACTAACATTAATGTAAATCAAATTTATTAAAAAAAAATGTAGAGAGATAGGGTAAGGATATGAATAGATGGATATTAGCGTTTCAGGATATTCAAAATCTCTTTCTTGAGATTGGTTTCCTTCGGGGTCTTGTCTTCTTCATCTTCTTCTTCATCTTCATCTTCGTAGTCGTATTCCTGACCGTAGTTGTTCTCCTCGTCGTCACAATAGATCAGGTCATACCCATCCTCGTCCACGAGGAAGTTGATCTGTTCCATCTTGTTCATTTGCCACTTCTTAGTGATAACGTTGTAGATAGGCATTTGCAGTTTGTGTGTTTAAAATAATATTATCTTAATCTCAAATTTTTAGAGATAATCTTTATTTATCTTTTCTTCTGAGATAGGCAATTTATATTTTACCTGGTTAACCAATTCTTTGATTTGTTCTTCTAGGAACTCTATCTTACTCGTGTGTTGATGTTCTGTTTTGATTGCTTCAGATTCTAACCGATTCATTTGGCCCTGGAGTTGCATATTCCTACAGGATAGTTCATCATATGTCCGTGCATGATTGACTTTTCCTACCTTAATCTCTGATGTGAATGTAAATGTGTATCCATCTATTACTTTTTCGTAATCAACTGGAAGCATCACACTAGGATCAAAACCTTCCCACATCAATTTATCCCCTATTGGTCTTCCGTAAATGTCTTTCATGACAACCGAATACATGCTATCGTATTTAACCTGACACTTATTAAGAAACATAATAAATGACTTCTCTGTATGACCTTGGACGTGCTCTGAATTAATGATAGACCTAAGGAATCCCGTGTTGATGTCTATTGAGAAGAAAGGTTCGTCATCATAGTGACCACCAAATAGAAAGGACACTCTCTTATAAGTTTTTCTTCTACATATTGCGTTCAAACCAGGGATACTGATATACTTGTATTTCCTAATCGTCTTTCCTTCTACCACGCATTCAATGGTTTCACCCCACTTAGGATGGTCTTGTATGAGTTGTAGCATTCGTCTGGTAATTTCTGAACCTATACCACACTTACAAAACCTATCGTCCCCTCTTCTGTACCCAGATTTGATGCACTCACAAATGTCAGGGAACATATCCCCCCCCCTGAAGCTATTCATGAATTCTGTCCTCGTATCGGCTGGGAGCATATGAAGTATGTATCGTTGTTCGGATGAAAGCCATTCAGCCATTGTTCGTAGTGAGTTTTACATATCTTTAACCTTAATCTCAAATTTAAATTTGAGATCTAGATTAAGCTTACTTAAAAAGATTGAGGATGGAGTTATCACCTCTAAGATACCTCGATAATGATATGGCGATTATGATATGTGAACAGGTCGTATTATCCAGAAAGAGAAAACTATTCAAGGTGTTCGAGTATGTCTTTACGCGGTCTAAGGACCCCACGGATTTAAACCCCCGGTTAGGTGGTCATGACTTGTCTATATCTTCTAAATGCTTTGTTGCTATTATGGACCACCTGATGATTGATTTTTGGAGGTGTAATTGTATTTATCCTTCTTGGTCAATAGAGACTTACCCTGATGATGGACCTTCGGCCGCTGCTGGTAATCCCGAGTGGGAAGTAGGAGACCGAATTGAAAGGTCTAACGGTAGATGCTTCAAAGAATACAAGAAATCTATTGACCTATATGGAGGCAATCCTACGGTTGATAAAATGATTATTCCTGTAAAACCATACGACCAGAACAACGATTTCGGTATGTTTGCAAATAAGTGGTCTGTCCTAACAATGTTTGAACCCAGTACGTGGTCGTATATTTGTCAAGAGAAAATGGTCCATTATATGAACTATGTACATGATACAGAGCACACACTCGAAGAAATTGAACAAGATGAAGCTGAAGATGAATATGGAGATGATGATGATGATGATGATGATGATGATGATAAGTTTTGGGAACCATATGATACCATAGATTATTTCTACTTGATTGAATACGTTAACACATGGATTGATCGTTGGGCGCACGAATTTGTTGAAGATTCAAAGATTCCAGAAAAAGAAAGAACTTATGCTGTTGTCAGGGATGGTATAACAGACTATGACTTCTTTGGTTCTCTCCACCTTAGGGATAAGGAAACGTTATTCAGAGGAGATTTTGATATTGACACGATCCCTGAATCACTCAAAACATGTTGGGAACTATTCTTGATGTGTGAAAATTCACTAATCCATATCCAATCTGATAAATAAGTCAAAAGAATATTATTAATCTCAAAAAGATAGAAGATATTTAAATTATAAAGTATTCTTC